AAAGCCAGCCGAAGCGAACGCAACGCTGGGCTGGAGGGGATGCCGATTAAGCAAACAGTCGGTGGTGGCGGGATGAATAATACACCCGATGATGTTTGCGGCAAATATGGCAGTATCAAAGCCCCCGCACAAAACCATCACCCCACAGTTAAGCCAATCGAACTTATGCGCTATCTTGTTAGACTTACAAAAACGCCGACAGGCGGAATTGTACTTGATCCTTTCATGGGTAGTGGCACAACTGGCATCGCATGTGAGCTGGAAGGGCGCGACTTCATCGGCATTGAGCGTGAAGCGGAGTACGTTGAGATCACCGAGAAGCGGATTGCGCATTATGCGTTGCCGATTATGGAGTTAGTTGAATGATCACCTTCGACAGAATTGACGCGCTTACGGCAAGCTTGGAAGAACGCTTAGAATCGTTTTACACACGCGTTCTAACCGATTCGGCGCGTTCTCTGGCTTCGCTTCTGCGGGCAAAATCAGCCTTAAATCAGGCGCTGTTTCGCGCGAGCGAGCTTGCATATTCCGAGGCGTTATACAGCGATTTATTGCGGAAAATTGCAAAGCTCTCAGGCTACACGGAAAAGGAATTGCGCACAATCTTCAAGAAAGCGGGATTTGAGAGCATTCGAGATGAGCAAGCGATCATCGGAAAACTTGGATTAGAAGTGCCTGAATTGGCGGAGTCAAAACAACTCACGGGAATAGTTAACAGCGTGTTTGCCAGAACAAACATGGTATTGCAAAACCTTACTCGATCCATCGCATACCAATCGGAGCTGCAATTTATCGCCGCCGCCGATGACGCGTACTTAGCTGTCAGCACTGGCACGCTAAGCATAGATCAGGCGATTAAACAGGGCGTGCTGACTCTGGCAGAGCAAGGGGTGCGGGTGCTCAATTCGCAGACGGGTCGAGTCGAGCAAGCCGATGTTGCCATAAAGCGCAATATATGGACGGGCATTAATCAGGCAACCGGGGACATGACACTGGCAATGGCGGCTGAAGCGGGCACTGACTTGGTCGAGGTAAGCGCGCATCCAGGGGCAAGAAACAAGGGCGTAGGGGCGGCAAACCACGAATCATGGCAGGGCAAGGTTTATTCCATAAGTGGCACGCACCCCAAATACGAGCCGTTCATCGAAACCACCGGCTATGGCACGGGAGCGGGGCTGTTAGGCTGGAATTGTAGACATTCAGTATTTCTGTTTTTCGAAGGCTACGAGAAGCCGACCTACACGCAAGACGAATTAGACCGTGTGAATAACGCGCAAGTGACATTCAACGGTCAACAAATGGACTTATACGAGGCGACCCAACAGCAGCGGTATTTAGAGCGCGGCGTGCGTGACTGGAAGCGCAAGCAATCCATGTTCGAGGCGGCTGGCTTGGGTGAAGAACACGCTATGGCGGGGCTCAAGGTTAAGGATTGGCAATATCGGCTTCGCGAGTTCACAAAACAAACGGGGCTGGAACGGCGCTACGAATGGGAGCGCGTGTATGCGAAATAACGGCATTATGAGCGGTCATCCGCTTTTATCGCACAAACTATGCTGACAGCGAGCGTAAAGAGGCTGCACCTACGAATGGCACTGCGTTAGTGGCTGTAAAAGGTGGAGAGGAAAGGATAGGTAAACATGAAACGCGAAGATTTGGAGAAACTCGGACTGGAAAAAGAGGTTATTGACTCGGTCATGACCTTATACGGCAAGGATATTGAGGCACACAAAGCCAAACTTGCCGAAGCCCAGGCGGAGCGAGACGGCCTGAAAAGCCAACTGGACGAAGCTGCGAAGGCAATTGACGGCTTCAAGGCTTTAGACATCGAAGGCGTAAAGAAAAGCGCCGACGAATGGAAGGCTAAAGCCGAACAAGCGCAAAAAGACGCTGAAGCGCAAGTCTACAAGGTGCGTTATGAGAGCGCCTTAGCGGACGCGCTGAAGGGGCACAAAGCCAAGAATGTGAAGGCTGTCAGGGCGCTATTGAATGAGGCGGATCTGAAGCTGACAGACGAAGGCATAGTCGGGCTCAAAGAGCAACTCGAAAAAATCAAGCCCGAGAATGATTATCTATTCGAATCGGACGTCCCTACGCCCAAGATTGTCGCGGGCGGGGGCAATAAACCCATCGAAAACCAAGACGCAGTCATCGTTGCTGCAAGGAAAGCGGCCGGACTGCCAACATAATAATAGTTTGAAAGGAAACTAAAATGACACAGAGCATTGCATTAGCACAAAAATTTCAGCCTATTCTGGATGAAATTTACAAACGAGAATCACTTACCGCGCGTCTTGACGCCTTGACCAAACCGGTCAACTTTGCCGGCGCAAATGTAGTGAAAGTATTCAAAACCGATCCTATCGGCTTAGGCAATTACAGCCGATCAAGCGGTTATCCTAAGGGGCAGATTACTGCCACATGGGAAACTTTGACCCTTGCCACCGAACGCGGTCGGGCATTCACCATTGATCGCATGGATGACGAGGAAACTTTAGGCATGGCATTCGGAACTTTGGTCAGCGAGTTTATGCGCACCGAAGTTGCACCCGAACTCGACGCCTATCGCTTTAGCAAGTATGCCTCATGGGCTGGCATTAATGCCGCAACTCCGGCAACGTTGGATAGCTCAACTATTCTAACCGCCCTGGATGCTGCAAAATTTGCGTTAGACGAGGATGAGGTTCCACGCGAAGGACGCATCCTGTATATTAGTGATTCTTGCCTAAGTTTACTTGAGGGCAAGGTAAGCCGCTTCCTGGCTAACGAAAGTGCCGTAGATCGCCGCGTTACGCGCTTTGATGGCATGGACGTTATTATGGTTCCACAGACCCGCTTCTACAAGGGCATCACCTTGAACGCTGGTTCAACCGAAGACGCTGGTGGTTATTCTAAGACCGCATCAACAGGCAAGGATATCAACTTCATGATTATTCACCCTACGGCTGTTTTGCAAGTTGCAAAACACGATGCTTTGAAGGTGTTTAGTCCTGATGAGAATCAGACCACCGACGGCTGGCTGGTGCAATATCGTATTTACCACGATGCCTTTGTTTATGATAACAAGGTTGCTGGTGTGTATTTGCACAATAAGGCTTAACCGTGAAGCTATACAATTGCGGCATTACGATTGATGTGAACGCGCTTGAGGCGCCGCATTATCTTGCCGCTGGGTATGTAAAAGTGGAGGAAAAGCCGGTAGAAATACCGGCTGCTCCCCAACCTGAGCCTGAGGCGATAGCAGTTCCAAAGGCGCGAAGACAAGCCAAGAGGAAAGGATAAATTCTATGGCAACAATTAAATCACTAACCGGCGCGGGCTGGCTCAAAGATGCGGACGATAACTTCCAGTCTTTGGCAGACCTTGCCGGTTTACATGTTACAAAATTCACGTTCGACGCAGAGGCGGATGACAATACCGCTGAAACTCCGGTAAGCAATAAGACCGTTGCCGCGCACCCTATGGCAGTCAGCATTCCTGACAACGCGATTGTTATCAGTGGGCATGTGGATGTTATTACGGCGGTTACATCGGATGGATCAGCGACTGTGGCAATTCATTTGGCAAACGCTAACGACTTGCTAACTGCTACGGCATTAACCGGTCTTACTGAGGGGAAACAACTACCGATGGCAGCCGTGAAGACTACCCCGATTAAACTGGCTGCTGAAAAAGCGGTGACTGTGACCGTTGGAACCGCCGCCCTCACGGCTGGCAAGTTTGACGGCTATATCGTTTGGATGGAAGGTGCATAATGGCTGGATCAATTTCTGGAATTGACTGGATTAGCAGAATGCCCGTGTCGGGTGTTCATACCGTAACCGCTGCTGAAGCGAGCGCAAATAAAGCCGAAATTGACACCGGCATGGCTGGAGCCACGGGCTTCATCGTACAGGTCTTGCGCAGCGGGATTGTACTCGGTTCTGCGAAAGCAAGTATCACTGCCGGCGTTCTCAGGGTTGAGGATAACGCCTCAACTTACGTGGTCACCACTGGCGATGTAATTAGCTGGATTGTATTCTAAGAGAGGTAAGGGATGGCAGCGTTCATTGATTTGGAGTATTACGTCAACACATACAAGGGCGTGGCCGTCCCTGCCGACTCGTTCTACTTCTATGCGGAACGCGCTTCAACGGCTGTGGACTTTCACACCTTCGAGCGCGCTTCGGCGATTATCACGGCTGCTGAAGACACGGCTCTGATAGACAAAATCAAAATGGCAACCTGCGCGGCTGCGGACGCTTTGTATAACGCTGACTCGCAAGCGAACGGTGGATCTATCGCAAGCGAAAAAGTGGGAGACTATTCGGTTAATTTTGCGGTATCACCCGACACGGCTTTGACGGTCAATGCGAAGGTGTCTAATGCTATGCGCGAGTATTTAGCCTTTACAGGGCTACTATTCAGAGGGATGGACTAACATGTACACACCTCACTCGATGACCTGGTATGAAGCCACGAAAAGCGGAACGACTACTATCTGGACGCGCCATGAAGTGCAACCGGTGATGTGGCAGTCTGCAGAGATTAACATTGCCGATAAGCAAGGCTCAACGTCGGCGGATAAAGCCTCGATCTACGTTCCGCTTATTGCCGGCAACTTTGCCTTCAAAAAAGGCGATATTCTGGTCAAAGGGCTTGTAAGCGATGAAATCACTTCTTCGTTCACGATAAGCGCTCTAATGGCTAAATATCCGTCTTATATCAAAATAAGGCAAGCGGACAATAAAGACTATGGCTCATTCGCTTTACGTCACTGGGAATTGAGAGGCGGCGTCTAATGGCGGCAAGTCACCTGACTATCAGCACCCCTCGCGGCAAGATTGTTCAGACACCAAACGGCAAAGCGCAACTCGTCTGGAATCCTGGATTCGGGCAAGCGTACACGCGCAAGTTTGGGCGGGTGCAGATATTCATTGACAATGGCGTAATCAAGGGTATGGAGCCTTACACCCCCTTGCGCACGAGCATGATGATTAAATCGGCGCAATTAGGCTCTGTAATCGGTTCTGGCACTATCCGCTACCTCGCGCCTTACGCAAAGGCGCAATACTACGGCGGGCGCACACCTGGAACGTCAAGTGCCGGCGGGCTGAGAGGCAGGCTTTGGTTTTCGCGGTGGAAGACAGAACACGGCGAGAGCTTCAAGCGCTCCGTGAAGGCATACGCAAGGAGTCAGCAGCATGGCTGAAGTGAATAGTTTTGCGCAAGGGATAAAAGAATTTCTGGAAACTTACACCCCACTTGCGGGCGGTGTGTATGTGGAGTTTGTGGGAGATACACCGACTGAGTATGCGGTAGTCATGCTGCCAGAACTCGAAAAGATAGAGGAATACATTGTGAGCGGCGGTATCTACGGGCGGCATTTTCTACTGAATATGCGTGCCGCAACCGTTGAAGATGCCGACCGCTTGCAAGCTAATGGGTTCTATGAGAACTTTTCAGACTGGCTGCGAGAACAATCTGAAGCCGGCACGCTCCCGTCGTTGCCCTCTGGCAACACCGCCTTGTGGATCGAGGCGCTGTCTAACGGCTTTCTTTTGGAAGCCAGTGAAGTATTAACTACGGCGGTTTACAGCATAAATTGCCGCTTAGTCTATGAAAGGAATTAAACATGGCAAAAATCTTGCGACATAAGGTACAACACTACCTTAACACGGGCACGACATCGTCTCCGGTGTGGTCACTTATCAACGAGGGTGTGAGCTCGTTGACTATGAATTACAACCCGGAGATTGAAGAGGAGGCTTACATCGCTGACACCGCCTCGACAAAATACACTACTGGCTTGGGGGTTGAGACCGCCTTCGATATGAACCGAATTAAAGGCGATGCGGCTAACGATAAAATCTTCGGTCTTGTTTGGGCGCGTTCTATTGGCACGGCTGCGGATTCGGAACTGGTGACGGTCAACTACTCTGCTACACCGACCGACACTGATAAATATCCGGCGGTTAGAGAGACGGTCAATATCATCTACAACAGTTTAGGCGATGAAGCCCTAAGACCGCTCAAAATCGGTGTCACGCTTGCCCACCAGGGCAATCCGGTTGTGGGTAAATTTGATCTAAGCGCTCTTACATTTACGGCTAATCCGTAAACAGTGAAAGGACAATAAACATGGCAACTGAAAAAGTTATGCGCTCTAAAATGCGCCATTATATTCAAACGGCTACCGCTCCAGTAACCTGGAAACAGCTCAATAAAGGCATTACTTCGCTAACCTCAAGCTACAACCCTGAGATCGAAGAGGAAGCCTATATCGGCGAAGACGTTAAGACCAAGTATGTGACCATGCTTGCAACCGAAACCGCGTTCGACTTGTTGTACGATTCTTCTGATGATGCCAACACTTACCTTTTCGGCATAATGTGGGATCGGAAAATCGGCTCGGAAGCTGAAACCTACTTGCTCTCCGTTGACATGACCGAGGCAACGACTACTCCAGTTGGCGAACCACCCAAGGATGTTACAACCTATGAAGCCGTAAAGGACAAAGTAAGCATTGTTTATAACAGCATGGGAGACGAGGCGGTCAAGCCGCTCAAAATCTCGGTCTCACTGGTACATCAGGGCGATCCCGTGTTTGGTCAATACAATCCTGTTACCGGCGT